TGAATTTTGGCTGCTGCCGCTGCTGCATCCGTTGTTACTATACTTAATGTTCCATTCGTTCCTGCTGTAAATACTGCTGTATCACTAGCTGAACCAGTCATAGTTACAACTTTACCATTTACAGCAATATCATCTACTGTTAAAGCTGTTAAAGTTCCAAGACTTGTTATGTTTGTTTGTGCTGCACCTGTTACTGTTGCTGCAGTTCCTGTAGTATCTTGATTAAGAGTACCAATTGTAAAATCTAATGTGTTATCTACATCTTGATATGCTACTGTAATACCTGATTCAGTATTTGAAGTAACCATTGCACCAACTGTATCTGCAATAACTTCAGATAAATCAATATTGGCTGTACCATCGAATGATACTCCATGAATTGTTCTAGCCGTAGCTAATGCTGTAGCTGTTGCAGCATTACCTGTAGTGTCTAAACTTGAAGATACAACAAAATCTAAAGTGTTGTCTGAATCATCATATGTAACTGTTACATTAGTTTCAGTATTTGAAGTAACCATAGCACCAACTGTATCTGCAATTGTCTCTGCTAAAGTAGTACCAGCAAGAGTTAAAGCCCCTGATATATCCACTGCACCATTAATATCTATTGTAGTTGCATTAATTTCTATTTCAGTATCTGATACTAAATCTAATACACCATCTGCTGATTGATGTATATATGTTCCTGTATCACCAAATAATAATTTCTCAGTACTATTCATTAGGACTTCATCTGAGAACTTAAAGTAATCCTCATCTTCCATCCATGTTAGTACACCATCACCTGTCTCTCCATCGAATGTTACAGCAATATCTGTCCCTGCTGTACCATCACCTATAGTGATTGAAGTACCTAATAATTTTGTAATTGGTCCACCTTCTGCAGCAGTACCATCATGAGTATGTCCTGATGATACGGCAAAGGCAGCTAGAAGTTGATCAAATTCATTATTAAGATCTGTTGCCTCAATAACTCCACCGTCAACTATTCCAGATGAACTCTGTCTTGTATATGTTGCTCCCATTATCGTCTTCCTCCTGGTACGAACTCTAATTGAAATCCTCGGATTGACCAAGGTATATTATTACTTGTATCAGTTATTTTCAATGCAATTGCAAATCCTGATCCCTCTACTGATTTTCTTGTTATAGGTAAATCACCTTGTCCATAAGCTGATGTTCCAAATGTACCTATACCAAAATATGCCCCACTACCAGATGACTCTAAAGTTATTACACTAGGTTGAGGAGTATTCACATCGTTATAATTAAACTGAAGATACATGTTAGCTGATACTTCACCTTCAGGTTTCCAGTTTAAATTAATTCTTTCCATTGACTTTCTTATTCCAGGATCACCCATAGTCATGTCTGGTGATCTATAAGTTGAGTCTAAATTATATGTTGAACTTGCTCTTGTCCAAACATTTCCTGATTCTTGTTTATATATGTAGCCATCATATCCACCTGATACTACTGTTTCAATATTACTTATATAATCTGAATCACAACAAGAAACTTTTAATCCTTTTATATCTGCATATTCATATCCCAGTTGACCTGTATTAGTATTAACTTTAATAACTGCAATTATACCTTTAGAATTAGATTCAACTCCTGTTGTTTTAGGATAAAATAAACGATATTGAGATTTATCTCTAAGTACTAATGATGTAACGTTATCATAAGTAATATCATTAATTCTATCTTGTATTTGTTTTGATACAGTACCTAGTTCAACGTCACCAATTCTTTCTGTACCAGCAACTGTTCTAATTCCATCTGCAGATAAGAATAATAAGTCACCACTTACCTCCTGAATAGAATGATGTGCTATTGAACCAACGTTCTTTGCAACTTCAGCTAATGCAAAATTACTAGAGCTTGTTCCTGTTACTTTATAAATCTTTCTTTGACAAAATATAAATAATTCATCCCTAAATACTTTTAATCCTGTAACAACATCACCAACTTTTATTTCACCAGCACTTGTATCAAAATCATCTTCTGTAAATGGTCCTGAGAAAATAACAGTATGTGTTGAGTTAGACATTCCACCATAAAACATATGATTAGCAAATGATTTAACAAACTTAGGATTAGTTGGAGCTGTACCACCACCTGTTGCATTTATAATATCTTCATTGTAACTTGTATCTAAAGTAAATGCTGCAGATTCTCCAGTTGCAATTATAATTTTATTAGTTCCATTATAATTATATTTATCAAAATCATAAGTATAAGTTGTACCCTTACTTGTAGCTCTTGATGTCCAAGATCCAGATGTAGTTCCAGTAGAAACTGTACCACCTCTAGCTGCTACTATAATTCCATTAAAGATTGCAGACATCTGAACTCTTTCTGTTGAGGCAGAAACCTGTGGCACTATTGTAGAATTATATAATGTTGTACCATTTAATCTTCTATATCCACCTTCTACTGATGGTTCAAAATTTGTTAATTGCAGAGCTTCACCAGGTTGCATATTATATACATCCTTATTAAGTATTAAACCTCCACTACAACTTGCTGTATATGGAGCTATTGCTGAAGTATCTGCCATAATCTACCTTACTGTAGTACCTACATTTGTAGTAATACTTTCTCCTATTACATCTGTTCTCATATAATCTGTTGAATGCGTACCATAGTCTATCTTTAATAATTTTAATTTTCTTTGATAATCTCTATCTGCTAATTGTGCATGCTCTGGATCTGATCTTAACATATATACATAATACTTTGATCTATCAATTATTATTGAACCAAATCTATCAGGTAATCCCATTGTATCACCATGTGCAGATAAATCTGTGTGTGTTTGATAATAATCATAGCTTATTGTATATTCACCTTCACCTGGTATAGGACTTATTATAAATGAACTATAGTCAGGTTTTCTAATAATTCTTAAAGGTATACCATATGCACTACTTTGATTAACATCATCAGAAGGTTTATATGATTGTAGATAAGTATCATAAGTAGCACTAGCTAATTTTCTAGGTGCAATATCACTTCTAGATATTCTTACATAATCTACATCCATATTAGTTGCTGTAGTAGTATTATTTATTGTTACATAAGTTGTAGTTGCTGTAGCTGTAAATGTAGTATCTAATATATTACCTTCACCAAAATTAGTTACAGTTAAAGTTGTACTTAAATTTTGAGTACCTTCTGCTGCTGTACCTACTTGGACTTTAAAAGCCTGTCCTGTACTAGCAGTGTCATAAGCCCTAACTTGAATTCTATAAGTTTTATTTTTTACAGTTGAGATAGCTTGATATATAGCATAATCATTTAATCTTGCTCTACCATTTCCACCACTATTATAGGCAGCACTTCCAGCTCCTGCTATAGTTGTCCAACTAGTTATATTAGAAGTAAATTCTCCATTAGTAACTAGTTCTGTTGGCTTTAAAAAAAAAGACTCAAAGTCTACTCTTCGCATATCAGATGGGAATGAATATTCCGCATCACCTGCTTGGAGAGCTTGAGTCGTGGATGTGTGTAATAAAGGTAACTCAGCACCTTCATTGTATATATCGTGTATAGATTTATTAACAAAATCTTTAACAGCCGTTTGAATACCACGGCTACTAGAGAATGTAGTTGAAGTCATTTCAACTTCATTTAATTCTCTTAAGATTCTATTTGTTAATACTAAATAAGTTGTAGACATTTATTAATTTCTTGTTTTCTTTTTTAATAATTCTATTGCTTTTTCCAATGTGATATTAATTGGAATTTTCTTAACACCTGCATTTTTTAATTTATCTCTTATAGTTTTACCTTTTAATTTTCTAAGTTCACTACTATACATTCCCATATCTATTCCTCTGTTGTATTGTTATCTTCTGCAAACTGTTCGCATCTAATTAATAATCTTTTAATACGAGATTCTGCATCATCTAATTGCTTTTTTAAATCATCAATCTGCTTTTTTAGTGCAGTATTATCAGATTTGTACTCAGAAATTATCTCAAGAAGCTGATGTCTTTTTTGATATTTCATTGAGTAGTGCAGTAATCTGATCTAATTTATCAGATTGTTCTGCAACTTTATTTTCTAAATTCTTTAACCTTACATCATTATTATTACCTAATGCAATAATCTTTTGACCTGTGCTTGCACTAGTTTTGTTTATTAAATTATATGTAGCCATAAGTTTCCTAAATGTTATAAGGGGTGTTATCTAAGGGGGATATTACTACCCCCCTTAAAGTTATCTATCTATTAGTTATGATCAGTTTCATCGATACCTGATACATCACATAGTACTGCCCAAACACGGATTTTACCCGCACTTGAAGCTGCTACTAATGCAAGTACATCTAGAGTATCTGCACTAGCAACAACAAGATTAGCTGTCGCTGTAAGCGTACTGTAACCTGTTGCGTTAGTATCACCATCAACAAAGTTATCAACGTCTCCACCTGTTATACCTAAGTCCATAGTAACTGAACTTGATAATGCAGTAAGTACTTCGATTCCTGCTTGCATGATCAATGTTTCTGCAGGGATGTCAAGAGCTTGAATTACATCTCCTATTGCTGTTCCTGCTGCACTATTAATTGCTGATATGTCGATTGTGTTTTCTACTAAGTAAGGTGTTCTACCATTAGACGGATGTCCTGTAGTACCACCTACTCCTGTTTTGTCGTAAGTTGCCATATCTATTTATCTCCCTCTAATTAACCTATTGTTATAACACCAGAGTATACTGCTTCAGTTCTTAGAACTTTTCTTCCAAAAACGTGCAGACCTCTTACGATGTCTGAAAATGAATCAGGGTCTCTGATAAGTTCTGTTTTCGCAATATGGTTTGCAGTTGCTACTGCACCTTGATGTCCATAAAGGAAAGCATATTCATTAGAACCTGCTGATCCAAAAGTTTTACTTGCTGCTGATCCGCTTGATACAGCTATAGCATTAGTAGTATACATTCTAAACCCAAATAAAGGTCTATCTGTAATCATACCATTTCTCATAGCTGAAGCCGATCCATCTGCCATAACAGATTGATCAACGATCTTAGCACCTGCTTTTCTAAGTTGTTGATAGAAAGCTGGTGGTGCAACGAACCATCTATTTTCTTCTGGTACATCTTGACCATCAAGAACTGTTTTAGCTGCTGACATAATATCTGTTAATGTGTCAGCTGCTGCATCACCATCGATAGGTGAACCGTCTGTTCCTGTATTAGCTGCTGAAGTACTCGCACTTGAGTAAATCGCACTTAATACATTGTAGTCGTAGTTCTTTTTAAGTGCATAAGCACCTGAAGAAGTTGCAAGAGCTTCAAAGTTTACATGTGATTGTCTTTCTTCGATGTCATCTACTTTAAACGCAAAGTACGAACCTTGGTCGACAGTCAATTGAATTTGATCGTCTGCAAGTGTTTCTGTGTTTACTGTTTGACCTCTAGCGTAGTCATTCACCGTAATAGTCGGCTCTTTTATTATATTTACTGTGTCGCCAAAATTTTCAATTTCTCCAGCGTAATCAGTGTTTGTAATGTCTTCTACAACTGATGCTCTTCTGAAAAACTTTTGAACCTTCTGACTATAAATTGCTGGAGCCCAATTACCTGATGGTAAATTTTGGTATCCAGACGCTTTTCCCATTGTTGCCATAATGTTTGCCTTTGTTTATAGTTGTTAGTTTAAGGTTGAATTCTACCTTCTCTTGTAGCTTCATCGATTTCAGCTTCGTACTTTGCAAACGTTCTTGGGTTCATCTTACTAATTTCAGAATTAGACCAGATTTTCTTTGTGGGAATATCTGATTCTGTAGCTTTAGTAGTTTTAGTCACAGCTTTAGCTGCTTCCTTTTTAATAGATGTTTCCTGTTTCTTATTCAATTTACTAGTACCATTGTCCATTTTATAAAGGTCAATAGCTCTTCCAGCTAACTGTGCATTAGATGTATTTTCATACAACCAACTTTGTATAACTGGATCTTGTTTACTAGCCCATTGATGAAATTCATCTTTTTGACGAATCTCACTAAAGTCAGGATGCATCTTTAACAATTCTACTTCTGCTTTTTCCTTACTAACTTGTTCCTGTTGA